GCTTCAAGCCGGCAGACGACGACGGAGACCAGTGACGACGGCGACCGCTGGATCTGGAGCAACGACGAGCGCGTCGCCGACCTGCCCGACACCCCGGCTCCTGTCCCCTGCGAGTTCTGCGGGGCCATGCGCTACCACAAGGGCTTCAAGTTCGGCGACCGCATCATCTGGCCGCCATACGGGGCCGAGCGGTGCACCTGCCCGCAGGCCGTGAAAGCCTACGAGGAGGAAAAGGCCGCCAAGGCCGCCGAGGAGGAGGCAAACCGCAAGGCCGAGGCCGAGCGCAAAATGCGGGAGCGCATCAACCGCATCATCGGCGAGTCGGGCATGGGCGACCGCTTCCTGCGGCGCACCTTCGAGACCTTCCAGCTCACCGACGACAACCGGCGCGCAGCAGCAGCGGCCCGCAGATACGCCGACAGCTTCGACACCCTGCTGCCCCGGCCCGGGGCCCCCGAGCCCGGCCGCAACGGCCTATTCATCGCAGGACCGCCGGGCACCGGCAAGACACACCTCGCCGCAGCCATCGCCAACCACCTGATCGCGCAGGGCCGGCCGGTCGTCTGCATGACCATGATCGACCTGCTGGAGCGCATCAAGCGCACATTCTCCAAGCGCGACACCGACGAGGGCAGCGTGCTGAAGATCTACAAGACCGTCCCGCTGCTCGTCATCGACGACATCGGCAAGGAACCGCCGACCGAGTGGGCGATCTCCACGGTCTACAACATCATCAACGGCCGCTATGAGGCATACCTGCCGACCATAGTGACCACCAACTACGACACCGAGGCCCTGATCGACCGCATGACGCCGCGAGAAAGCCACGACAGCATGACGGCCCGGGCCACCATCGACCGGCTCATGGAAATGTGCAGAGGCATCACCCTCACCGGCCAGAGCTGGCGCTCACGATAGGAGGAACAACATGAAAAAGGTTTACATCTGCTCCCCGTGCCGCGGGGACTACGAGAACAACATCCAGCGCGCCAAGGAGTACAGCCGCGCGGCTGTGGAGAAGGGCGTCATCCCCGTCACCCCGCATATCTATCTCACGCAGTTCATGGACGACAACGTCCCCGAGGAGCGTGAGCTGGCCCTGAAGATCGGCAGCGAGCTGGTGCTCGGCTGCTCCGAGCTGTGGGCCTTCGGCATCGACCACCCTTCGGCCGGCATGGCCGCGGAGATTGAGCTCGCCAAGGCGCACGGCATCCCCGTCCGCAACGGCTTCGAGGCCATCAGCGAGCTGAAGCCCGACGAGGAGCCCGAGGACAAGCCTGACATCGGCAGCGTGACGCTGCACCTGCCAGCCTTCAAGGCGATGGCCGTCTGCAACCAGCACCTCGACCACGGCCCCATCAGCATCGAGCTGGATGGCAGCGTCATCCTCGAGCTCGCCGACCGCCTGATCTCCGATCCGGGCGTCCACAT